AGTACAAACTTAAATACTAAACAGGACTATACCTAGTATGAATTTATCTGAACAAATTCAAAACAAGTGGAAGGCGGTTATCGAACATCCAGATCTTCCTGGGATCAACGATTCGCATCGCCGTTCTGTAACTGCACTGGTTCTTGAAAACACTGAAAAAGCTCTTCGTGAAAGTGCTCAAATCGGTGCTTCTCAAAACCTTTTAACCGAAGCACCTACTAACAACATCGGTGATGGACAAATCGGTTCTTTCGATCCAGTCCTTATCAGCCTTGTTCGTCGTGCAATGCCTAACTTAATGGCTTACGATGTATGTGGTGTTCAACCTATGTCAGGTCCTACTGGTCTTATCTTTGCTATGAGAGCAAAATATGCTAACCAATCTGGTACTGAAGCATTCTACGGTGAAGCTGATACCAATCACTCAACTGTTTCTGACGATACTGTCGCTAATACCACTCCTGGTGGTCAACACACTGGTACTTCTTTTGATGCAGACGTTAATGGCGATCTTGCTGCTAATGGTGTATATAACTACGCTAAAGGCATGACTACTGCTGAAGCTGAATCACTCGGTGAGTCTGGCGGTAATGCATTTGGCGAAATGGCATTCAGCATTGATAAAGTAACTGTTACCGCTGGTAGCCGTGCTCTTAAAGCTGATTACTCATTAGAACTTGCTCAAGATCTTAAAGCAGTTCACGGTCTTGATGCTGAAGCAGAATTAAGCAACATCCTTGCTGCTGAAATTCTTGCTGAAATTAACCGTGAAGTAATCCGTACAATCAACGTAACTTCAGTTGTTGGTTCACAAACCGGTACTACTACTGCTGGTAAATTTGACCTTGATGTTGATGCTAATGGCCGTTGGTCAGTAGAGAAATTCAAAGGTTTAATGTTCCACATTGAACGTGAAGCTAATAAGATTGCTAAAGATACCCGTCGTGGTAAAGGTAACATCATCATCTGTTCTTCTGACGTTGCTTCTGCTCTTCAGATGGGTGGTGTTCTTGATTATACTCCTGCTCTTAACAGCAATAACTTAAATGTTGATGATACTGGTAATACTTTTGCTGGTGTTCTTAACGGTCGTTACAAAGTATATATTGATCCATATACTACTGGTAACTATATGACTATCGGTTATAAAGGTGCTAATCCTTTCGATGCTGGCTTATTCTACTGCCCATACGTTCCTTTACAAATGGTTCGTGCAGTTGATCAAGACACTTTCCAACCTAAAATTGGATTTAAAACTCGTTACGGTATGGCTCCTAATCCTTTTGCTAAAGGATCCGCTGCTCCATCTGCTTCTGCAGCAATGCAAGAAGACACTAACGTATACTACCGTCGTACCGTTGTTGCTAATTTACTTTAATATATAATTATAATAATATAGTAACAATATTGAGGGGAAGCAATTCCCCTCTTTTTTATCTATAACATTCCAACCAAAAATAAGGTTATTATGTCTAATAAAATTGAGATGCCGATTAAACAAGAATTAGTAGAAATGTATAGTCAAGAAGATATGTCTATTAATAGGTTGGCAAAATATTATGGTGTAAGTAATCCAACATTAAGAAAATGGTTAATTACATATAATATTGATCGTAAACCACATAATGATATATGTAAAATAGTTAATAAAAATAAAACTAATTATATTCCTACAAAACAAGAATTAGAATATTATTATGCTAATAATACAATAAAAGAATTAGAAAAAAAATATAATGTTGGTCAATCAACTATATATGATTGGTTTAATAATTATAATATAGAAATGAGATCTTTATCAGAATCATGTATTATTGGTAAGAAATATCAACATCAAGAAAAATATTTTGATTATGATATTATAAAAAATATTTATTCAAAATATAAAGATTATGAATTATGTGCTAATAAATTAAATATTTCAGTTAGTCATTTTCGCAAATTAAAAGATCAATATGAAATAAAAACAATTGATAATTTTAGAAGTAAAATGGAAAATGAATTATATGAATATATTAAACATTATGATAATGATGTATTGTCTAATGATAGAAAATTAATAAAACCGTATGAATTAGATATATTAAGTCATAAATACAAACTTGCAATAGAATATTGTGGACTATATTGGCATTCAGAAACTTATGGTACTAAAGATAAAAATTACCATAAAATGAAAAAAGAATTATGTGAAGAACAAGGATATAAATTATTAACTATATTTGAATCTGATAATATAGAAAAAGTTAAAAACTTAATAGATTATCACTGTAAACAAGTAAATAAAATATATGCCAGAAATTGTGAATTAAAAATTATTAATAAAGAAATAGCTAAAGAATTTCATCAACTATATCATATTCATGGTTATGTTGGATCTAGTTTACATTTAGGATTATATTATAATAATGATTGTGTTATGATATGTTCATTTGGTAAATCTAGATTTAATAAAAATTATCAATATGAATGTACTAGAATGTCAAGCAAAATAAATGTTATTGGTGGTGCAAGCAAACTAATTAAATATTTTATTAAGAATATATCAAATTCATTTATAGTATATGCTGATTTAAGATATGGTTCTGGTAAAGTATATGAAAAATGTGGTCTAACTGAATTAAAAAGAAGTCCACCTAATTATTGGTATTTTAATAAAAATAATCCAATACAATTATATTCTAGAGTTAATTTTCAAAAACATAAATTAAAAAATATATTTGAAAATTTTGATCTTAATAAAACAGAATATAATAATATGTTAAATAATGGATGGGATAGAATCTGGGATTGTGGTAATGCAGTATATATTTACAAAAAATAGTTTACTTATTCTTTAATGATGGTATAATAACATTAAGGTTCAATAAATAATAGATTATAGATTATATTAATATGGATTAAATAATTATGACTACTAATCAAAATATGTTATCACCAGTAGGGTTTTCATTCCAAATAAAGAAGACACCTGATCTAAATTTATTTATACAGGCAGTAACTTTACCTGGTATTAATTTAGGTAGTACTGATCAACCAACACCATTTAAAGCTATACCTATATATGGTGACCATATTACTTTTACAGAATTAGATATTACATTTAAAATAAATGAAGATTTATCTGATTATAAAGAAATATATGATTGGATTGTAGGTATTGGATTCCCTAATAATTATGATCAATTTAAAGCATTAAAGAATCAACCATTATGGTCAGGTGAAGGATTAGAATCTGATGCTACATTGACTATATTATCTAGCGCAATGAATCCTATTATGAAAATTGAATTAGAAGATTTGTTTCCTATATCATTGACCCCTATTACTATGGATGCAAGAGATACTAATATTGAATATTTAGAAGCAACTGCATCATTTAGGTTTAATAATTATACTTTAAATCTGGTTTAGATTATAATAATATTTTATAACTGGAATATATTATGACACTTGATGAAATATTTGAAGAATGGTCTAAAGATTCTAATATTGATCGATCAGAATTAGGTAATGCTGCATTAAACTTAGTCAAATTACATAATAAGTATTACCGTATTTTTTCACAAGAAAGACTCTTATATAAGAAATTAGAATCTGAAGCTAAAACATTAAAATTAGATAAAACTGAATTTTATGTTGATGGACCTACACAAGAACAAATTGAATTAGGATGGAAATTACCCGCAAAAGGTAGAATATTAAAATCAGATGTTTCTAATTATTTAGATGCTGATCAAGATATTATTAAATTAAATCTTAAATTAGCATATCAAAATGAAAAACTTCAACTATTAGAATCTATTATTAAGATGATTAACAATATGGGTTTTCATCTTAAAACAGCATTAGAATTTGAAAAATTTAAGGTCGGAGCTTAAATTGGAAGTAATTAATAAATTAATATCTAATATAGATGATTTGTTATATCTTGGAAGCCCAAAATTTCAAGATGAACGAGATTTATATATTGAAGCTCTTGATATAATTTATAAACTTCAAGAAAGAATTGATTTTTTAGAAGCAAATAAGGATTTATAAATAATCTCATATAAACATGAGATGAATTGAATGTCTGACCTTATTATTAATCAATATAATGCTGTATATAATCAAATAAAAATATCTGACATGGGTATAGCTCAGGAACTTTCTGATTATTTTACTTTTAAAGTTCCGGGCTATCAATTTATGCCTGCTTTTAAAAATAAGATGTGGGATGGTAATATAAGATTATATAATACCATGACACAATTATTATATGCTGGATTAAATGATTATGTAGAACACTTTGCTCGAAATAGAAATTATTCATTAGAATATACATACGATAATTCTGATCAAAACTTTTCATTAAAAGAAGCAAGAGACTTCTTATTAAAACAAAAATTTACTTTTCCTCCTAGAGATTATCAGATTGAAGCCTTTACACATGCTATAAGAAAAGGTAGAGGTGTATTATTATCACCTACGGCATCTGGTAAATCTTTTATCATTTATATGATACTAAGGTATTATTTAAAACCTACTTTAATTATTGTACCAACTGTGACACTTGTTCATCAAATGTATTCTGATTTTGAATCATATGGATTTAAATCGGAAAAGTATATTCATAAAATATATTCTGGTCAAGATAAAGTTACTGATAAACCTATTGTATTAACAACATGGCAATCTATATATAAGTTACGTAAAGATTGGTTTAAACAATTTGATGTAGTAATAGGAGATGAAGCACATACTTTTAAGGCTACTAGTTTAACATCTATTATGACTAAATTAGAAGATTGTTATTATAGATTTGGTTTTACTGGTACTATTGAAGATACTCAAACTCATCGTTTAGCATTAGAAGGTATGTTTGGACCAGTTCATAAAGTTATTACAACTGATGAATTAATGCAGCAAGGTCATGTTGCTAATTTAAAAATTAAAATTATAACTTTATCGTATCCAGATGAAGTAAAAAAAGTTATTAATAAATTAAAATATCACGATGAAGTTGATTATATTGTAACTAATGAAAAAAGAAATAAATTTATTAAAAATTTATCATTATCATTAGAAGGTAATACTTTAGTATTGTTTCAATTTGTTGAGAAACATGGTAAAATATTATATAATATGATTAAAGATGAAGCAGGTGATAGAAAAGTATTTTTTATTTATGGTGGTGTTGATGGTAAGGATCGTGATGAAATAAGACATATAGTTGAAAAAGAAAAGAATGCTATTATAGTTGCTTCGTATCAAACATTAAGTACTGGAGTTAACATACGTAATTTGCATAATTATATTGCTGCAAGTCCTTCTAAATCTAAGATTAGAGTATTACAATCGATTGGACGTGTATTAAGAAAATCTGATACTAAAGATAGTGCTGTATTATATGATATATCAGATGATTTGAGTTGGAAATCAAATATGAATACAACTATGAAACATTTAGTAGAACGTATTAAAATATATGATTCAGAAAAATTTGATTATAAATTCTATAAAGTAGGTATAAAATGATGGAATATATTATTGTTAAAACAAAAGATAATCAAGATATTATGGGTATTAAATTAAATGAAAATGATCGTGTTATTGAAATAGAAGATGCACTAATAATTAATCATTATTATGATGCCCGTGGTTATCCAATAGTTTACTTATCTAAATATTGTTTATATAATATATCTTTCAATATTAGTATTGCTAAAAGTAATATTATGCAAATATTTTATGATCCTTTAAATTCTGTCATAGATCATTATGAAAGTTCTATTAAAAGAGTTAAAAAGAATTATAATAAGATTATGAGTGAAGAAGAATATACAACATCTGATATTTTAGATGAATTAATATCTAAAAATGAAATTAAACATTAAGGATATATTATGGCAAATAATTATATAAACAATAAAGAATTTTATCAATTATTAGTTGATTATAAAGAAAAATGTAAAGAAGCTAAAGAACAAGGAAAACCAGTTCCACAAATTACTAATGATATTGGTAAATGCTTTTTAATGATTGCTAAAAGATTATCTAATAAAGGCAATTTTGTTGGTTATACATATAAAGATGAAATGGTTGGTGATGCATTAGAAAATTGTATGGTTGCTATTCATAGTTTTGATCCTGAAAAGTCTAATAATCCATTTGCTTATTTTACTCAAATTATATGGTATGCTTTTCTTAGACGTATTGAAAAAGAAAAGAAACAAACATATGTTAAATATAAAGAATTAGAAAATATGGTTTTCGACGATATGTTGAATGATAGTATTGATTCTCATGGATATGAAAATTTTGATATACAAAATGAAAAAATGAAACCAATTATTGAAAAATTTGAAAAGAAACAAAAAAAGAAAAAACAAAAAAAATCTGGTCTTGAAACTTTCGTAGAGGATGATCAATGAATACTTTTTTAATTATATATCTTATATCTTCAATAATATGTTTATGTGCTGCATCTTATATTAAGATATTTATAAACAAAGATACAGAAATTAGTATAGGAAATCTATTATTTACTATTTTAGTCTGCTTTATTCCACCTATAGCAATATATATTATATGGTTAGAATTAGATGATAGATATGAAATTAAAAATAAGATTGAGAAAATATTTAATTATAAAATTAAATTGAAAAGATAATATGGTGTTGAATGACTAAAATTGCTATTATAACAGATCAACATTGTGGTGCTCGCAATGATTCAATTCAATTTCACGATTACTTTGAAAAGTTTTATAAAGAATGTTTCTTTCCTCATATAGATAAAGAAGGGATTACACATATTATTGAAATGGGTGATATTTTTGATCGCCGTAAATATATTAATTTTTATTCATTATATAGATTTAAACAATATTTCTTTGATGAAATTAAAAAACGCAATATTACTTTACATTGTATCATTGGTAATCATGACATATATTATAAAAATACAAATAAAGTAAATGCACCTAAATTACTATTAGGCGAATATGATTTTAATATATATGAAGAAACTGCTGAAGTAGAAATTGATAATAATAAATTTTTATTTGTTCCATGGATTAATCAAGAAAATGAAAAACAATCTTTTGACCTTATATCAAAAACAAAAGCAAAAATTGTCTTTGGTCATCTCGAATTTTCAGGTTTTGAGATGTATAGAGGTTCTATTAATGATCATGGTATCAACCATAGTTCTTTTGATCGCTTTGATTTTGTTTGTTCCGGTCATTATCATCATAAGTCTTCTAAAAATAATATCCATTATTTCGGGTCACCATATGAAATGACATGGTCTGATTATGATGATGCACGTGGTTTTCATATATTTGATACTACACATAATGAGTTTACTTATATAAGAAATCCATATACAATGTTTAATAAGATCATATATGATGATTCAATCGAAAATTTTCAATACGATGCAATAGATTATTCTTATATAAAAGATACTTTTGTTAAAGTTATTATTAAAAATAAAGATAATCCATATTTATATGATTTGTTTATTGATAGATTAAATGATTATAATCCAGCAAAAATACAAGTGGTAGAAGATAATTTAAATTTACAGCTTGAAGATGAATCTGACATTATTAATGAGGCAGAAGATACAATTACTATTATTAATAATTATGTAGATAATCTTAATCTTAAAACAACTAAACCTATTAAAAATATATTATCAGAACTTTATTATAATGCATTAAGTATGGAATAATATAATGTCAATACTTTTTAAAAAAATCCGCTGGCAAAATTTCTTGTCAACTGGTAATCAATGGACCGAAGTTAATCTTAATAAATCTAATACAACTCTTATTATTGGCGAAAATGGTGCTGGTAAATCTACATTACTGGATGCTATTTGTTTTGCGCTATATGGTAAAGCTTATAGAAATGTTAATAAACCATTATTGGTTAATTCTATTACAAATAAAAATTGCTTAGTAGAAATAGAATTTAATATTAATGGTAAATCATATTTAGTACGTCGTGGATTAAAACCAGGTATATTTGAAATTTATTGCGATGATAAATTACTTGATCAAGATTCAAAAGTCAAAGAATATCAAGATTATCTCGAAAAAAATATTCTTAAATTAAATCATAAATCATTTACACAAATTGTTATAATTGGTGCTGCTAATTATACTCCATTTATGCAATTAAAACCAAATGAACGCCGTATTATTATTGAAGATCTTCTTGATATTGAAATCTTTACTAAAATGCATACTCTATTAAAACAAAAAATTGCAGAAAATAAAGACAATATTAATGAAACAAAATATCAAATAGATCTATTAGAAGAAAAAATTAAATTAGTTAAAAAACATTTAAAAGAATTAGTATCTATTAATCAAAATAATAGTGAAAATAAGAAAAATAAAATTAAACAAATAGAACAAAATATAAACGAATTAACTAATACTATTAATGCAAAACAAAAAGACTTAGAAGAATTAAATGATACTATACTTGATCATAAATCAATTAAAAATAAACTTAAAAAATTAAAAGAATATAAATTTCAACTTCAGCATAAATTTGAACATCTTAATAATGAAATAAAATTCTTTAATGATAATAGTGAATGTCCAACATGTAAACAAGATTTAGATTCACTATTTGTTACTAAACATATCGATAAACAATCATTTAAGAAAAATGAATTATCAGATGCTTTAGAAAAACTTAATGAACAATACGATAATTTAAATAATAGAATGGAAGAAATTAATTCTATTATAACAAAAATATCTAATTTAAATAATGAAGTTTTTCAGCTTAATACTGAAATTAAATTATGTAATAATAATATTAATGAATTAAATAAAGAACAAGAAAATCAAAATATCAATATTAAGTCAAAAGAATATAATAAACAATTAGAAGAATATAATAAGACATTAAAATACAATGAAAATAAACTTGAAACTTTAACAAATGAAAAAACATATTATGATGTGTCTAGTACATTATTAAAAGATACTGGTATTAAATCAAAAATTATTAAACAATATATACCTATTATTAATAAATTGATGAATAAGTATCTTGCTGCAATGGAATTTTTTGTTCAATTTGAATTAGATGAAAACTTTAATGAAAAGATTAAATCTAGATTTAGAGACGAATTTACATATGATTCATTTTCAGAAGGTGAAAAAATGCGAATTAATCTTTCCCTTTTATTTACATGGAGATCAATAGCAAAAATACGCAATTCATCTACTACTAATTTATTAATAATGGATGAAGTATTTGATAGTTCATTAGATACTACTGGTACAGATGAATTTTTAAAATTGATTAATCAATTAACAAACGATACTAATACGTTTGTAATTAGTCATAAAGGTGATCAATTACTAGACAAATTTGATGAAACATTAAAATTTGAAAAAGTTAAAAACTTTAGTTATATTGCAGCATAGGAGATAATGAATGCCATATATTCTTGAAACAAAAA